TGTTCCTGCTACTTTTGCGTAAGCAGCATTTTCAAAACCCATGAACTTACCAATTTCTCCTGCAAGTTCAGGCTGAGTTACAGCGATAGCAACTGCAGCTAAAGTAATCAATAATCGGCGCGTAGATGTGCCTTCAGCAACACTGCGGTAGGCAATCTGCTGTCCAGCCTTTAGTTTGGTGTTATCCCATGAACTTTCTGGAACTACGACACCATCAATCATTACAACAATTTTTGAAACTAGTTCAGTTGTAAGAGCATACTTATTTCGTACAAAATTAACAAAATCACTAACGGTAGTACCTTCAGCAGTCCAATCACGATATACACTTAAACGTAATGGATGTGGAGCACCTACTGTTTCTACTTGAGTTTGTGGAGTGTACTTATAGAATCCTTCAAAACGATTCTTCCAACGTAAGTTATCAAGTGACTCAATTACAGCATCTTGATTTTGTCTGCAATGTATAAACTTATTTTCACCAACATATACGCCTACATGGGTAGGATGACCCATGATATTGAACAAGCACAAATCACCTAATTCAGGAGTAGTGGATTTAGTCCAGTTATCTTGATATAGTGCTACTGCTTGTGCAATATGTGGATCACTTCCACCCATATACTCATCTGTATAGCTTGGCAGCTCAATATTTAATTCATCACGGTAAATTAAGCGAGCTAATCCCCAGCAATCTACTCCAGATGCAGTTCTGCCATTATCTAAATACGGTAATCCAATATATTTATCATAATTCATTAGAATAGTCCTGGGAAGTAGCCGGGAGTAAAATTAAAGCTAGGAAATGGTTCTTTATTATAACTAACCATGCTTAGACTTAAATTTATACTTTCAGCATTATACGTTGCGGAAGTTATGTAGAATTCTGAAAAACTAGCTTCTACATGATCTGGTGTTCCAGATAGTACTAGCTCTATTAATACCTTGGTTCGGCTCATTAAATGAGTACGAATAAGAGCAACTGCTTCTTTGGTTACATAATTAAATGTAATAGAACACTCCCCAACCCCCGTCTCCTGTTCAGGAGGCAGGTTTAGGGCCATTGGTAAAAATAGATAATCAGCAGACCTACTGGTAACTCCATAAATAACTTCATTGTCCGTAGTTATTGTGGAGTTATCGGCAGTAGTTGCTGTAATACGTTTAGTAAAACTATCTGCTAACCGAATAGGGGTAGTTGTAGCATCAGGATCAGTTGACCCATTAGGATCATAAATAGTAAGTAACATTATAAGCTGTTGATCCGTCTCTGACGAAAACATAGCTTTAATAGCTGCTGCGGATAGTTTATTTAATCTACTCATGGTAATATCTCAAATTTTAACGATGTTTGCCAATATCCTGGAGCAAGATACTGTAGTTTAAAAAATTCACTTTCACCACTGGGAACAATACGAACTTCTACTGTTGCATTGGTACGTGGATGTGGAAAACTAAAACGTTTAACACCGTTTAGGGTATTACTGATAAAATTTTCTAATGTAACTGTTTGTGCTGTAGTCATTATAAAGGATAAATCCATTGTATTGACTCCAACACTTCTGCGACGTTGTTTTGCAGGACCAGCATCCATGGGTGAGCGGATGATGCTCACACCAATGGATTCTGTAAATCCTTTTTGAGGTACTTGTGGAAGGGATTGGGCAGACCATGCTGGAATTGTCATATATTATCTCCTTGCTACTGCAGGCCTTGTATTAAAGTTTCCTGACAGAGATTGTTGAATAGAGCTACCAGTGCGTCCAATCTCACCAGCAACCATATCACCGATAACAACTTCAATCTTACGATTTCCACGACTATCAGTAGTTTCCTTAGTAGTAGCTTTTTCACTTCCAAAGTTATTGACAACTACGTCAACTGTAGGAGCATGACTACCTGCACGAACTCCCAGATTTCCGTTACTATCACGCTTTAGGGGCATAATAGCTTCGGGTCCTGCTTCTCCCATTAATCCAGTACCTTTAGCAAATTTGAATAAGGTTGGAGAATCTACAATAGAGTTAGTAAACATTCCACCTTTGGCGAATTGTTGTAACCCGCCATCATATGCAGCACCTTTTGCAGCACCTGAATATCCCATTACAGCAGCAGTAGAAACTCCGCTAGCACCTTGTAAATTTAAAATTGGCTGATTAGTACTGCCGAATCCAAATAGATTGCCGACAAGTTTCATTAAATCTGGTCTTAGTGCGGAGTACATCATCAAAGATTGTTGCTGTAATTCATAACGAATCAAGCCTTCAATCATACTATCAACTAGTCCTTTGAAGTTTAATTTACCAGTTTTAGTAAATTCAATAATCGCATCGCCCATTGCAGCAAAACTATTTTTAAATACTTCGCCATAAGCAAGTTGACGATCAGTAAAAGATTGAGTTAAATCTAATGCCTTTTGACGACCTTGATTGGTTATATCTAAAGCTGTAGCTTGATCTTTAAAGCTTTGCACTGCGGCAGCTCTTTCTTGCTGTAATAATGCTTTTCTATCAGGCCCTGCTTTTTCTATTCTAGAATCAATTTCTGCTAATTTATCTGCTCTGGCTTTCTCCAAAGACAGCTCAGACTGGGCTATTGAATTGGATAAAGTGTTTCGCTCTAATTGTTTTCTTTGTGATTCTGCTTGGGTTCCATATATCATACCTAAAGAAGTTTGAATATTAAACATTTCTTGGTCTGCACCTAATTGTGCAGCAGTAATTTTTAAAGCATCATCCTTTGATTGGAAACTAATATCGCGTAACAATTTTTCTTTTGCTATTCTAAGATCAATTAATTTAATTGCATCTTGCATAGCTTTAGTATTTTTTTCTGCTTCTTGGCGTTTTTCAACTAAATTTAATAAATTACGTTGTTTTTCAAACTCTATATAGTTTTGAGCTGCCATTGCATCTTTTAATGCATTTTCTGCAGTAGTAATCTCAATCAAATTCTTATTTTCTATAATTTGATTTTCCAAAGATATAACATCTTGTAGATTTTGCTCAGTTAATGCGTTCGTAATACCGCCAAGTATATTTAATCGTGCTATTTGTTGCTGCTTAATTCCATCTTCCAAAGCTTTTACTTTTTGTAAATCCGCTACTTCGCCTGCGCGTACAGCCCTACTAGTCTCGATGCCTGCTGCAGTCTTTTGACCAGTGACGCCTATTCTAGCAGCATTTTGAGCCTCTTGAGCCATATTATAGTTAGCTAACTTTAGTTTAAGCCTGGAGTCTACTTGTTCATTTTGAGTAGATTGGAAATCTAATGTACGCTTTCCACCAGCTTTTCCAGAGTCTTTATCTAGCATTTCCCTAAATATTTTGGCTGCGGCATACTCAGCAGCTAGTACTGTTTTATCTGCTTCTTTTGGCGCATTAGCTATTGCTGCCAGTGCATTCGATTCTTCAATTGCGGCTCTTAATTCTGTATTAGCTTTGATTAAATCTATATTTGTATCAATTGCTCGTAATTGTATATTTAATTCTTCTTGTTTAATTCTGCCAGCTTCTCGCGCAGCTTCTGCACCAGTAAGGCCACCTGCTCTAGCTTGCGCTATTGTTAAGGAGGCTTTTTCTGCGGCTTGTCCAAGTGCAGTTTTTATAAGTTCATTTGCCTTATTATATGCAGCATCTGCACCTTGTGCAAATATTGTCTTTGCCTTATCAAAAATAGATGTATCAATACCACCAACAGCTTTTCCTGCCATTCGTCTTGACTCTTGATTACTTTCTAATTGAGCCTCATATCTTTGCTTTTGCAACTTATTAAAATTGGTACCCATACCCTGAGCTATTAAAGCATCTGTTACACGTAACTTCTCTTTAATAGCTAGATCATCTTCATCAAGCTTATTTAATGCATGTTTATAGGTTGCTTGAGCTTCAAAAGTGGACTTGAACTCACCCCGCATTTCTACAAAAGATTTAACAAAATCTTTTCCAAATAGTTGAAATTTTTCTGGGTGATCTACTAAATCGTTAAAAGCGGCATTAAGTTCATTAATACTACCTGTTAAAACTTTACCCATTGCCATACTAACATCTGACAATGATTGTCCTAATTTAAACAAAGGGTTAGTACTTGCAGTAGATTGTATAAACTCTTGATATGCTTTATTGGAAGCTTCTGTTGCAGTTTTAAAAGACTGTAAATTACTACTACTATTACCTAATATTGCGGCTAATTTTTTCTGAGCAACCCCATATTTATCAATTACGGGTCCGCCTTTTTCAAATGCTTTTGTAAGCTCATCTGTATCGAAAGAACTAACTCCTAAAGCTTCTGAAAGTATTTTCTTGGCTTCGTCTGTTCTACCAGCTTCTGCAAATAGTTTTAATGAGTCTTGTACGCTAGTGGTTAAGGTTTTAGCTAAGTTTTTATCTATTCCACCGCCAAAGAACTTGGCAATATCATTTTTCCAAGTATCATAAGGGCTTTTAAGCAACGCAGATTTTAATTTTGTAGCAGAATTAATAGCAGCCTGTGTAGTATCGTTTACTTCTACCATAGCATTTGACAAAGCATATATACCTTGTATAGTCGCTGAAGCGAAAGGTACTTTGTCCAAGGATTCTAATGTTCTTTTTACATTATCGGACGCATCTTTTGAATCATCTAAAGATTTTGCAAATGCTTCAGATTGTTTACCTGTTTTACTCATCCATGAATCGAATAAGCTAATGGCTTCAACTGCTATACCGATTGCTACACCCCAAATACCGAAAGCATTTATAAGAGAGCCTAGTTTTTGACCAACTATACCAATTATACCTGCTACTCGTGTATATCCAGCTTGAAGTGGGCCCATTTTGCCAGTAGTCTCAATTACAGCCTTACCATTCTCATCAAGACGAGTAGTAGTTTTAAAAGTACCTTCACGGGCCTTAGCAATTTCTTCGTTTAGTTTTGCGTATGCAGCTCTAGAGCCGTAAATTGCTTGAGTTTCAGCAACTGTAGATCTAATACTATCGCTGGCTAGTTTATTTAATGTGCGTTTATTTATAATATCATTAGAGCCTGGTGTAGTATACCCTGGTTCAGTACCTGCAATTACACCTGTAGAAGCTGTTTCAAATGCCGCTGCAGCTCCTGCACGTATGGCTTTCATCTTTTGAAGGTGTAAGGTAAGTGCTTGTGCTTCAGCATCATTTCTACCTTTTAGATACTTTGCACGATTTTCTAAAGATTTGATTTCTTCTGGAGTAATAGCAAACGGGTCTTTCCCTGCTAATGCTGCAAAGTCTTTACGACCTTTAGAAAAACCTTGTGCAGACTTTTCTAGTTCGGCAATTTTAGCTAGTGTAGGCGCACCCTTTTTATATGCTTCAGCTGCTGCCGCACCTGCAGTATCGGCTAATAAACCAATTTTTTCTTGTTGGTCACTGTATATTTTTGTAAAAACCATTCGGCTTTCATTTGCCGCATTTTTTAAATTTTCACGGTAGTGCCCTAGTGCAGGTATGGCACTTTTAATTATTGATGCTCCAATTGCAGTAATAACAGCTAACAAAGCACTAGGGCTTTGTGATAGAATACTAACTAATGGCGTTAGTACTTTATTTACTACCTGTAAGGCTTCTGTACCTAGATTCTGCAAACTAGCTAATAACTTATCGTATGGGTTAGCTGAAATATCAATTGCGCTAAATTTATCTAAGCCTTCTTTTAATACTGCTGTGGCAAAGGCTTGGCGTTTCTCAAAATCTGTTAGGCTTGCTGCGGTTTTACCAACGCTACGAGCATAGTCTTGAGTAGCCTTATCAATCTTAGTAAACAAACCCAATTCATCTAACAATTCAGGCTCTAATTTACTAATACCGCGAGATAGTCGGCTGATAGCATCTGGCATGTTAATACCTAATGCTTGTGAGGCTTTTTTCGCTACTTCACCCAACTGCATCATTTGTTTACTAGAAAGTCCTGCGGCAGTACCTTTAGTAGTAGCTTCCATAGCATCACGAAAAGAAATAGCACCGTCTGTAGCATCTACTAACTTTTTAGCAATTGTACCCAATGCCTGTCCACTGACAGCACCAAGCTGATTCATACCTTGAACCATATTACTAGTATCTGCGGCATTACTTAATGCACGAAAAGCGGCCCCAGCTGCAAACAAATTAGCAGCATATGTGGCATATAAGCGAACTAATCCATCAAGCCCGCGAGCTTGGTTTGCAAAGTCACGACCAGACGCACCTGTAGCCCCAGCACTACCCCTGGCAACATCATATTCATTGCCACCCATCATTGCGCTTTTCCAACCGCCACCGCCTTTAGTACCAGTTTTAGCAGACAACTTTTGAATAGATTCAAGTGAGCCTCTAAACGCGTCAGCATCTTTTTTACCGGCTTTAAGAGAGCTACCTACGTCTTGTAAACTAAACTCTAATACATATCTTTGATTGGCCATATACACTCCTATCGGGTATTACCAAAATTTTTTGATAATTTAACTAGAGACCATTATACCATGTGACCACGCTCTTGTCAAACCAAAAAATTTTTAACGCAAAAAAGCCCGCTAATTTTTAACTAGCGGGCTCTTGCATCTTTTTCTTATTATTGATTTCTTCTGATCGCACGTTATCTATTATCCGTATTAACATAATAATAAACTTATGCTCAGAAGGATCAACTTCTGTCGCTTCTAAAACATCTTTAATACCTATTAAGGATTTTCCTAGGTAGCTACCACTCATGGTATCCCACTCATCTCGGAGCATCCTATAAGCATTAAATGCCTGCTGCACTTCCAGTGGAAAATCATCAAACTCTATTGGAATTTCTGATTCTACTGGTTCGCTTCCTAGCATTTCGCACATTTCAAAATATTGATCTTTGGTCATGCCAACGCTCATATTTTGAAGATAATTGACCAACTGGCTATTTACTTGCTGGAGTTGGTCGTCGAAAAGTTTCCCAGGTCTGTGACTTGTTCGCTAACAAAAGCATCAAAGTTGCTGGAATTTTTCATTAAATACAAAGCATTTTCAGCAGTATACCCTAATTCTGCATCCATATCTTTACCAGATAAATCAACTGGAGCAAGTTGCTCAAGATAGCTGAGCTTTAGGCCAGACCATCCTTTAACAGCATTTTCAACGTAAAGTTGTAAGAATAAATCTTCGTTAAATTCTTCAGCTGCTTGACGGTTTTTAAAACTGGTCTTTGTAGACTTTTTACGAATACTTAAAAGTGTTTCGCGAGATAAAAATGCCAAATCAACTACAAAACCAGGCATACCAGGATATTCTACCTGTACTGATTTAGAGGGAACTAACAGTGTTTTTAAAGAGAGAGTAGTCATTTTATAATAAGTTTTTTAAAAAGAGAGACTGGAGATCAACCCAGTCTCTATGAAAATGCAGTACCTAATTAAGGAGCTGCGTAGTAAGAAACTTCGAGTTCGTTCTTGGCTTCAATATCATAAGCACCGGCAGTAGCGCCTTGTGGGTTCAAAGTAATTGAAGTAGAAATAACTTGCTCAGAAGTAATAGTTGGAATTGTCAACATAGTTGTTGGCATTGCCAAACTGATACGGTTTGCATTGCTTGATCCACCTAAATCAACTGTGACGTTAAATTTATTTTCTGTGGAGCTAGAGCTAGCTGTTAACAAATCGCTTAACAGTTGAGCTGTTTCATTTGTACCTGTCTTCAAGTAGGCAGTCACTGTAGCAGAAATAGCGCGTGAGCCTGTGAAGTAAGTAATAGGCTGGTTAACCACGCCCAAGTTAGCAGGTGTCAAATATGTCAAGTTATTATTGATAGTGATGCTACCACCAGTAATAGCAACTGAATAAGTCTTAGCGGCTAATCCACCAAAATTAATAGCAGCAATTGACATTGTAGACAACTTGTTGGCAATGTATTTAGCTTGTGTGTCTTTGTACTTAGCTGTACCAGACAATCCGCCGCTAAAAGCAACAGTAGCAGGAGTACCTGTTGGAGCACCGATTGTTACAGAAGCTAACTGACGCATTGCTGTACCTTTACCGGCCCAAGTAATAGAAGCGATAGCATCTAAACCGAAGTCGATGGTAGCAGAATCAACAGCGCAATTATCAATAGCGTAAGCAACTGCTTCAAACACAATAATCAAACCAAAAGCTTGTAATTGGTGAGCATTAGAGTTACCAAAAGCAACCTTAGAAACAGGAGTCACGCCAGGAGTAGCTGTCCATCCAGCACCGGTAGCACCGATTGCTGCAGTACCAGCCATAGCGTTCCATAACACAGCCTCTTCAGCTCCAACGAAATCGTTAGCGTCAGGACCAGCTGTAGTTGTGGCACCTTCTTCAAGTTTAGGACGTACATAAGTAGCAAAATTCCAATCCACGGGTTCTAAGCTAGTATTAAAACTACGCTGACCACGGATAGGTGTTGCACCTGCTTCATTTAAAGTAACTGTTTCAGTTCCAGTATTTTGTGAAAATGAGAATCCGTCTTGAACTTGGATCTCAAATGTATTTGTATCGTCAAAACCAGTA